TGGGGTGTCCATGCCTTGGAGCGACGGGTCAATGGAGTAGTGGTCAACAACGTCTTTCTTGAATGCGTCTGGTTTTTTGATTTCATCGAGTTCGATGGCTTTGGCTGTAGCGAGGCACTTGAGCATCGTCTCTCGCGTGGCCCCCGAAACAAGGCACTCGTTGGCATCCTTCTTGGGGATGGAGACGATGTAGCAGCGGTGCAGGCCGAGGCGCTTGCAGATTTGGACGGCGGCTTCCTTGCCGGGTTCGTCCATATCCATCGAGACGTAAATCTTCTCAAAGCGGTTCAGCCAGTCCCAGTCAAGGTCAACCCAGCCCATGCTCGCCACCCCATCAGGAACTGATACCGCAGGGATGCCCCAAGAGTTCCATGACAGGGCGTCAATCTCGCCCTCGCAGATTACCAACTCGGAGATATTGTCGTCAATCAGGTTCTTGCCATAAAGGCAATGCTTGGTTCCGCGAGTCGCATGGCAGTCTTTCTTGCCGTCTGGACGGGCGAGCTTGAGGTACTTGCGGTGAACGGCTTGTGGGCGTTGGCTCTCGTTGTCCCACTCAATATATGGGAATGCGATGGCAGAACCATCTGCAGTCTCGCCCACCTTTGCCTTTGCCAGCACGATTGGGTCAAGCCTGCGCTCGATGGTCAGGTAGTCCATGACGAGGCTATTGGGCTCGGCCATCCTCACCTCTCCAGCCGGGGGTTTTACAAAGGATTGTGACTTGTACTTGCGGATTCCAAAGTCCTCTTCCTTGACCCCAAGCCACTGGCAGGCGTCCCGGAAGGCATCAGGAAACGATAGATTTCTAACCTTTGCCCACAGCCATAATGGAGTCGCGCCCTTTGAGTCGGGGTTAGCGAAATCGTTGAACCTTCCAGCCGCTGAGCCAGACATGGTGACTTGAAAGGATTCGCCAGCCTCTCCGTTAATCGAGCCCACCATCCAGTTATTGCCCTTGGCTTTTCCATTGGGCAGAAGGTGAGCGCACAGCTCGGGCATTCGGTCCAGTAGGAGTCTATTGATTGATGCTGCATCGCGCATATTGTTCCAGTCGTTTGTTTTGTTTTGCTAACTAAGATGTTTGACGGAAAGAGGTTACTTCCATACCCCTCAGGCCGGAAAGACTTACAGCCGTGCAGCGACGGCAGGAGGAGAACAAAAAACCCCCTCAGAAGATTCGGCCTACCTATGCTCCGTCAAAGAACTAGACACCCAACAGCTAGGTGGTTGCGCGGTATCTTTCCCTATCCCGCTGACCTTTGCTGGTGCCTCTAAAAATGACGCAACACTAATATCGAACAAATGTAAAGAGCAAAACCCAAGTTTCTTTGGGGTGTCTACTCCGCGCTTGAGCAGGAAGGATTTGCGCATACATTCCCGGTGCTCCTCGGTCTCAGGCTGGAGCGTGATGTTATGCGGGCATTTCAGGCAGATTGCCCACCTAGGCTCCGCTTCCTTGCTGGTGACAATCCTTTGCGGAGGAAAGGCCCATTGCGAGCGAATCCAGCTCATCCAAGTATCCAAGTGGTTTTTGATGCGCGGCTTGGATGGAATCTCGTCTTCCTCCACCATGTACGGCCAGTTGATGGCGTAGTATTGCAACACCTCCTGCTTGGGGTCTCCGAGCGGTCTGGAGTTGTTGATGCGGTAGTCGGTGATTTTGCGCACCACGGCCTCAAGGGTATCCCCCTTCATATTGATTCCGTCCTCGATGAAATGATGGCCTCCGATTGGGCGCATCTGCTGCTCCTTACGTAGGTGAAAAGTCCTCATGGTCAATTTGTTCCTTCTCTTCCCCGTCATCGGACATGGAGTCGTCCTCTTCGATTGATGGGATATCCTTGACTTTGACGAAGTTAATCTCCCTGTCAATAGGCTCTTCGTTCCTTAGTTGCTGGGATGCCTCGACAATACCGGGAAGCATGTCAGCGTTCTTTCTCACTAGAGCCACTAGCATCACCACGGCATCAGCTTCATCAGGACTCTTCCCGGTATTGCGAGATTTGTACTCTTCCTTGGCCTCAACCTTGATGCCGTTCTTGCCGTTGCGGTATCGGCGGCTGGTAAGCTGGGTATGAAGCGGCTGGGTTGGAATGATGGGGTTGACAAGGATTGCGCTGGTGCGCGGGTCAAGCCAGCGGCGAAACGCCCACCACAGCTCCGACATGATGCCATCGCATTGCTTGTTGGCCCCCTCCTTGTCTTCGGATAGAATCTTGCTCTCAGTGGCGCGCTCGTTCCATGCGATGCCGTGTACCTCGCCAAAGACCTTGTTGAGGTGGGAATGGGTTCCTAGTCCAATGGAAGTCTTGTCCACCACCAGCCAGTTTGGCTTGATGTTCAACATGTTGCACCGGCCCATGATTTCCTCCGCCATCTTGACCGAGTCATCATGCTTGGCCATGGGGAGAATCTGGTCAATCTGCAGCACATGACGGGGCCGTGGTTGGCTGACGTTGAGCCGGTCCATGAAGATGGTCTGCTTTCCGTTGTAGTCGTGCCACCCGGAAGCCAAGCCCCAGCGGGCTACCGCCATCTGGGCTGAGTCCTGACCCATGAACGCCAAGTCAACTGATGCAAGCACAATCGGATTGTTAACAAAAATTGCCTCTCCGCGCTGCTCTTGAGGCCAGCCCGGAGGAATAATGGTGTTGACCGAGCCCTTCATGGGCGGGAACCCACGCGCAAAGCACCAGTAGTTGGGGGAGTTGTCGCCACCCGCTCGCAGGTAGCTGACGTAGCCTTCGTAGGTCTGCAGGCCGTGATGGATGTTCTTGCGCTGGATGACGTTCTCGCACTTGGCGGCGTCAAGTCGGCATACCTGCCAGCCATACTCAGACTTCCAATCGTAGAGTTTGTCTAGGTCGTCGGCATTCCAGCCGCCTTCCGGTTCTGCCATTCTAACCACCAATTGAGACGTATTCTCAGGATTGAAAGCAATCGCAATCTTCACCATCTCCGGGCCGGTGATTTGCGACATGGTGGTGTTCAAGTCCTTGAACGGCCCATTGGGCCAGTTCTGGCCTTCGTCTCCTAAGAATCTCAGGCGGGACATGTGCCCAAACTTTGGATGGGCATTGGCCCTGACCGCCATGGACTTGTAGCCCTTCAATCCTCCGGAGGTTTCCTGCGACTGCTTGTAGGCGATGGCGGTGATGCCGAACTCATACCCAGCTTCCTTCACTCCCATCCACATGTCGGAGTCTCGAATATCCACTTGCTCGGCCATGGGCAGAGCGGCGGTGCGGTGCAGCTTGGCCAAGTGGGCGAAGACATGCTTCCTAACTTGGTCTTCCGAGATACCCACGCACTTGACCGAGGTGTAGAGCGGGTCGCGCCTCCAATCCAAGTACATCCAGACGCCAGCGTTATAGCTCTTGCCCATGGAGCTGGCCCCGCAGAACAGTACCTTGGCGTTGTCCCTCAGGGCGTTAAAGACCCGGACAACGCTTTCGGGTTCAGAGTTGAACATCTCCCCGCCCCACAGCATACTCGCCGCCTCAAGGTATTGCTCGCTGTCTAGCAGGGTTTGGAGCAGCTTGCGAAGGATGGGGATTGCGGCGTGGGAGCTTCTTTCCTTGGTTGCCTTCTTGCCAAGCACGCGCAGCTCAAGGTAGGAAACGGCGTGAGACCATTTCTCATCTACCATGAGGGCGTGGATGGCTTTGGCTTGGTCTATGGTCACAGGGGCAGTCCATCAGCGCGGCGACCCTCGTTCGGGACAATCTGAACGCAGCGGTCATCATACAAAGCCATCATGAATAGGTCTTTCTGGCAGCAGATATCCAGAGGGAACCCAAGGTGCTTGACGCACCACATGTAGATTGCCTTGACGACTTCACCAAGGTCGTCCTTGTTGGCGAGAATAGTGGCGGGAGCCACGCGGGCGGTGAAGATGCGGACGGTGTGGCCTTCTGTCACCAGCCGCTTCACAAACTCCACCATCTCCGGGACGGGCTCTCCAATTTCAGTCGGACCTTTCCACCCGTCGTATTTGGCCAGCGTGCCGTCGAGGTCTACGCCAATCCAAGATTTACTGCGCGGGGCTTCCGCTTGGTCCTGTGTCGTTGCTTGTACTTGTGTTTCCATTTGGTTTTTGGGTTATGTCTGCTAAGTCAATTTCATCCGAGGTCTCGGCGTCTATCGCCGTGGCTTGGACGGGAGCCTTGGGGATGGAGCCCTCCGCCGTCGAGTAGATTTCTCCCGAGGCTTCCGCCATCCGGGCGATGGAGTCCACCAAGTCCTTGAGTTCACGCGGGGTGATGATGGCGTCGGTGTCCTTGATTTTCTTCAAGTTCTCCTGCAGCATCTGCCGCATCTGGGAAATGATGACGCAGTTGAGGAACTTGTTCTCGGCCTGACCAACCGGGACAGCGACCTCCATCCCATCCACCTTGACGGTGAGGGTCTTGGCGAAGTTCGCCAATGCGGAGGATTTGCGTGTTCGTTTTTCCATTATGCTAGACTCCTAAATTTCTGCCACTTTCGCAGCTCCTCAAGCCTTTCCGCTATCATTCTTTCGACGGCAGGGCTTGCCTTTGGCTTTGGCTTTCTTGTACGTCTCGAAGACGGAATCAGGGATTTGGTAGTAAGAGGAACATTTTTCATTGTCACACTTCATTTGATGTTGGCGGTGGCCGTGGGCGGTCACGCGGGTCTTGGTCTTGTGAACATGCTGGGTGCCGCACTGGGGACAGGTCCATTTGTCCAGCCCGGAGAAGACCCCGGCATGGGTCTTGGGAGCAACGCAGAACCTCAGGTCGTGCCAAACTTTCTCCAGCAGCTTAACATCCTGCTGGCAGTAGCGCACCATGTAGGCCAGAGCCTGAGTGCTGCCGTTCATGACCTGCTCCCACAATTCCCACTCCGTATGAAGCTTTTTCCCATGACCCAGAACCTGACCTAGGTAGTCTAGTTTATTGGAGTTGAAATAGAAATACTTGGAGGCCCAAGCCTTGGTGTCCACCGTCTTGTAAGTGGGCAGAGGCGGCAGCCCCTGAATTACTGCCCTACCCCGGAACCACGGGAGGTCGAAGAAGTCTCCGTAGTGAGCCACCATCTCGTCTGCTTCCTCTGCTACCTTGGAGAAGGCTATCAGCATGGCCTTGTCGTCCTGCGCCTTGTCCCAAGTGAGGTAGTGAACCTTCGGGTCTCCTTCCCACTTCCAGCAGATGCAGATAATCTTTCGTTCCTTGATAATCAAATGGGGACCAAGGTTCATCTTGAACCCAGCCCTCCAAGAATACATGACATTGGGAGAAGTCTCGATATCCCAGAAGAGGCGTCTAACCCTGTGGTGACTCTTCAAGAGGTAATTTGGATTGCTCATTGTTTCCTTTATGGCTGCTGCCCTCTCAATGTCAAGTCAACCTGAGAGGTATTTTGTTTACTGAACACCTACGACTCTAACTTAAAAACTCCGGGACACCAAACGAAAAAATAAGAAAAACCAACAAAAAGAAGTTTTCAGATGTGACTCTTTTTTGCCCGGTGTCAAGCTTATTCTTTAGAGCCTTTCGGAATACGTTGGCCTATCGGGTCTTAAGATAGAAGGTTTTTTGTCTATCAAAAGGTGTCCAACCGGCCCAACGCTCGGGTCGCGGTTCCTACGCATGTCTCTCGTGCCGCGAGAGTGCTCCGGTGCCCGCCATGAATCACGGGTGGGCCGCTCCTTCTTG